TTTGACCGCTGCTGAAGCCATCGGCGCTGATGGATGCCGCGGAATAGACCCAGCTTTGTGAAGCGGTGACCGTGACGGTGCGCACCACCGTGGAGCCGCTCCGCACCTGCAGCCGGTAGGACTCGGTGCTTTCATCGAGCGGCACGTCGGTGCCGTTGAGCCAGGCGGCGTTGATCCGGGCGCGCCGGATCCAGTTCACCGTGATGTCGGTGGGGTCTGCGTTGGAGCCTGAGATGGCCGTCAAGGCGGAGGGCGCCAGCGGTCGCACACAGGCTTCGGCGACGGACACCGACACCGCATTGCTGGTGTTGACCGTCTGCCCCAGCGTGGTGCCCAGGAATTTCATGGTCGAGCCGAGGTCTGCGATCTGCAGCGGTAGCCGGTACAGACTGCTGGCGCTAAGTAGCACGAACACATCGCTGCTGGTGTGGCCGCTCATGGCCCATTCGGTCCCCTGGCGTGCTCTTAGGAAGCCACCGAGCCGATAGGTGTTGGCTGCGATCAGCGTCGCATCCCGGAAATAGACCAGTTCCTGCCCGATCAGCGCGGCATTGACGCCCGCGAGTAAGCCCGCGTTGTCGGTGCCGGCCAGGGTGCCGCTGACCAGATTGACGGTGACGGTGCTGGTCTCATCAACCGCGTTGGCGCCGCTGAATGAGGGCAGCAAGGTTTGGGTGAAGCCAATGGTCGCCGCCTGGGTCAGCGTCGTGACCGCACTGAAGGTCACACCGTCGCGAGACAGCGCGATCTGGGCCCCCGGCCAAGAGGCGTCATACCCGCAGACTCCCAGGTAGAGCGCCTGGCTGCTGTCCCCGTCGCGCAGCGGTGGCGAATCGATCACCACCAACTTGGTCGGACCGGCATAGCTGATGGTGGGGCTGATGTAGCCGGCTGCCGTGCCGCCCACGGCAGGCGAGGTGCTGACATACAGCGTCGGGTCCTCGCTCACCCCATTCCACAAGAGTTGACCCTTGCCGTTGCTCTGGCAGCTCGTCAGCCGCACGGTGTAGCTCTGATTGGTGTCGGGGTCGACCACCACGACCACATCCGACGGCTCGCACTTCAGATAGGCCAGCGTCGTGGCGAAGGTGTAGCTTGTGCGCGCGATCCACTGCGACCACAGCATGGTCTCGCACCGAGCGCGGGCCTCGTCATCGCGAAGCACCACCGGCAGTTGCGTGGTCTGCTTGTGAAGCGACGAGGTCACCATGCGCAACGCGCGCTGGGTGGCGTTGTCGTAATCGTTCTGCGCGCCGAGATAGGTCATCTCGACAAGCTGCGGCAGTTCGGTCTCCTGCGTGCGCTGGCCGACCAGCGGGTTGACGCTCTCCTCCGCAGTTTTGGAGTCTGAAGCGCCAAGGTCGGCCGCGGGAATGGTCAGCGCGGCGCTCGTACCCCGCTTGATGAACTTCAGCTTGGCATTGGTGTCGCAGGCATCGAAGAAGTACGCCGCCATCAGGGGCTGCAGGTTGCTCTTGGCCGCCGACCGGTTCGTCAGCGCATAGCCCTGGACGGTGTCTCCCAGCGTCGAGACATCAATCTGGCTTGCTGACAGTCCGGCGCGAGCACAGATGTCGCTCACAATGCCCGACAGCGGCATGCCGACCGCCGGTAAAGCTGCGTGGGCGATGTAGAGGGAGATGCTGTCCAGCCCCGTGATCTGCGTGTACATGATGGTGGACTCGTTGACCACTTGCATGGAGTGCGGGGAAAACAGGCCCGGGAAGGCAAATAGAAAGGTCGTGATGCCGGTCGTCCAGTCCAGCCGTGCGATGCCCACGCCGTTGATGGAGAGGTAAATCAGCCCGTCATCAATCACATGCCCCAGCTTGATGCCCGAATACCCGCTGGATTTGGTGTCAACGAGGGATAAGGTGGTCTTGTCAAACCGCAGCACATCGCCTGACATGTAGTCGGCCACATAGACGTAGCTGCTGGAGACACCCAGCACGGACCACGAGCCGCTTTGCGAGGTCATGGTCAGCCCGGTTCCTCCGAGTTCGGCCCGGTACAGCTTGTACGGACTGCCTCCGTAGTAGGCCGTCGCCCAGAACACGTGGCCTTCCTTGATGAAGGAGGTGCCGTTACCAGCAAAAGGCAAGCCGGGGATAGTCAGTTGGGTCAGTTGCCCCGTGGTTCCGTCCAGCCACGCCATATTCGTGGTGGATCCGGCCAGAAACGCACCGGGCACGTCGCTGCGTCCAAGCGCCGGAAAAGACCCGGGCGAGCTGATATTGAGGTCGCCGTCCGATGTGGCGGCGTAGGGCGTCAACGTGGCGAGCTTGACCCCATCAAACCCGAAGTAGTAGCCCCAAGCCAAGACGTGTGTGGCCGCTGGATCGAGGTGCGGCGCAGAGAAGAATGTCCCCAGCGTCGTGGAATGGCCCCAACTGGAGAGCAACTGCTGCGTCCAACTGGTCGATGCATTGGCGGCCACCACCTCAAAGGAAAGCGCAGGCAGGTAGTTGCCGTATGGAGATAGATCGAAGTCGGTGAAGACCACATAGGCCAAGCCTCGATAGCCCGGGACCTTGCCCACGCCAAGATAGGACTCCATGGTCGGATCGGCCCCCTGAGTCTCGGTGCCCAGGTAGATGCGGATCTGTGCGGCTGCCGTTGCGCTGGCCGACACCGTCGCTGCCGTCGCTCCGGGGCTGACGTCATAGATCAGCTTGCTGTTGGCCCAGATGCGACGCACACCGGTGATCGGTCCTTCGCACAAGCCGACCGCAAAGGACTCGGAGTAGCTGTAGGTGGTTTGGCTCGGTCCGCCCTTGCCGCCACTGGTGGTGGAGTGCTCCACCGGCGGTGCAGCCCAGATGACGTTGCCCGCCATCCGAAACGTCCCGTAAGCCACCGGGATAGGCTGGCCGTAGGCGCTGTTTTGCACCCGCAGGTCGGCCATGTGCGGGCCTTCCATGTGGGGCGGGAACAGGACGGATCCGAGCATGCTGCCGGCCAGCCATCCCCATTGCGCACCGGCTGGACCGCCGATGGCGAATCCGATCGCGGCACCCGCGACCGATACCGCGAGCTGTGCCATCAGGCCACCCCGGGCAAGCGGTAGCAGCCCGCAAGCTGCGACCACCAACTTGCATCGAGCCCGTGTTCAACAACTTTGCGACGCGGCAAGTAGGCATGCAGCAGCGTGAATCCCTGGCCAGTCGATGCCAAGAAGCCCAAGTGGCCGGGGTGCGCATCAAAGCGAAACAGCAACACATCACCAGGGCGGGCTTCGTCGAGCATCACCAACCGCATCTGCTCCTCGCAAAGCTGCCGCAGCGAGTCGCCGTTAGGGCGGGCCGCATAGCCCTGAACGTCGAAGGCAGACAGATCCAACTCGTGCGCTACGCCGATGATCAAGCCGGCGCAGTCCACCCCCACGCCTTTGAGCCGCCCTTGGTGGTGATAGGGCGTGCCTAACCAAGTGCGAGCCGCGCGCACCACATCCAATCCAGCGACCTTCATTTCGTTTGCGGTCGAAGGATCGCGTCGGTGCCGGGAATGAAAGGCTCGCCGCGGAAGTTGATGAAGTTGCTGTATCGACCTTGGCAGGTGGCCGCGGTCTTGTCGCAACCGGCCACGATCGAATAGGTATCTCCTACCGTGATCGGGTTGGGCATTGGTAGGGCCAATGTCACCAGGCCCGGCGAGAACTGGCGCACATCCATCTTGTATCCAGCGTTCGTACCCGTCAGCCAAGTCACCAGACCGTAGGAGAAATAGCCCTGCGCGTAGTTGAACTTCAGGACCACTTGGGCGCCCGCATCCAGTACCGAGAAGGTGTAGACACCTGCTGTCACGCTGTATTGGCCCTTGCCAGGGCTGCCGCTGCTTCCGGTCACCGCGGTGAAGGCTGCACCCGTCTGCGTTGAAGTGACGCCGAGATCGGACACCCAACTGCCGCCTTGTGGAGCCAGGGCTGTGAGCTGAAACGGCCCACCCGAGGGAATCGATGCGGGTGCTGCGGAATACGCCAGGCTTGGGCCCACCTGCGTGAGCGACGTATCGGCAAACACGCGAGGACCTGTGACGCCTGTGACCGTTCCGGTGAAAGTGATCGGCGCAAGGTTCACCTTGCAGCGGGCGTCGCCCAACTGTGCGCGGCAGGTCGCCGAATACAGTGCGCCGATCTCCTGCGACAGGAGTTGCGCGAGGCCCCGCAGCTCGGCCACGAACTGGCTGCGCTTGGTCACGAACTGCCCGAGCACACCGGTGGTCAGCGGCAACACGCCCATGCTGACGTCGGCGTAGTTCACCAGGTACAGGGTGACCGCGGCGTAGTCCCACAGCCCCGCCGCCACGTCCTGGGCGTCGATGGCTGAACTGTCGAAGACCGCCGTGACCTCTTGGTTGCTGATCGACAGGTCGTCCGACCAGACGATGGCCGACGAGGTGTGGCCGCCGGTGCTGGCGTAGGTCACGCCCCCAACGGTCAGATCCTGGTCGTGATCGGTAAAGCCAAAGGCCTGGCCATCGGTGCGCACGATCTTCCAAAGCGTGGCCACGGTCAGCACTTCACCGGCGAGGTGGTTTGTCAGGGCGGTGGAGATCGTCCTCATAGCCGAATCTCCACCACCGGCAGCGTGACGCTGCTGGCGTTGTAGTCGTCGTAGGAGGCGTTGAAGGTGTCCGTATCGAAGCGCACCGGCACGTCAAACTCGCCCGTCCAAGTCAGCGTGTCGCTGACGGTTGGCGCCGTGCCATAGAAGGTCACCACCCCCGTGGTGCTGTTGACCAGACACTGGCCGGAGCCGCTGCCGTTGGCGACCAAGACGCCGTTCTTGAACACCTGCACGGTGCCTGCCACGGGCTTGGCGATCTTGCGCAGCGCGGTGTTGCTGCCCACGGCGTAGCGTTTGTAAAGCTGCCCCGTAGCGGTGCCGTTGCCCAGGCCCGTCGTGTTGATGATGCCGCTGCCGTTGGAGCTGGTCGCGGTGTAGTCCTTCCAGTCCTTCCACCGAAAGCCGTTGGCCATACCCGCGGTCACCTGAAACCACGCCTGCAGCTGGTCCAAATCGGCGTCACTGCGCGCGCCATTCAGCGCATCCCAGCGGCGCAGGGACTCTGACCAGGTCTGGTTGCGCTGCTCGCGGCCACTGGCGGTCTGCACCACCTGCGTTTTCCAAACCGGCCCACCCGTGGAGCGGTAGGAGATTGCCTCAGGAAAGCGCGGGGTCTCAATGAAGGCCATTCAGTGCTTCCCGATCAGTTGCGCCGCAAGGCGCGCTGCACGCGCAGGCCAATTTGCGTGGCTGCCTGGTCGATGGTGCGCAGGTCGGTGCCGGCGGCAAAGGTGTTGTGAATGACAATGCTGTTGTGTGAGGCCCTGGATGCGGACCCTGCTGAAGCCATGGACGCCGACATGAACACCTCCGGGCCACGCTCGCCTACCAGGTAGGCCTGGTTGGCCGCAACGGGCCCGCCTGCGGCGCGCGCAGGCAGTGCCCAACCCAAGGCTGCCGGGTGCAGGGAAGTCGTTCGCGCCATAGCTGCGAACTCCAAGAGGCGAGGCAACCCGAGTCTGTCCAACATGCCAGGAGCGTTTGATCCAGCCGCAGCGGCGCCGGCCATAGGCGAGCGCGTCAGGCGGTCGTTGGGCACGATGAACCCGGCCGACTTGGGCACGAAAACCTCTGGGCCACGTTCACCGACCCAGTAGGCTTGATTCGAGTGCACATCACCGCCTGTGGCACGGCCAGGCAGTGATCCCGTTGCTGGGGTCGTGCCAGAGCCGGAGCCAAACAGCCCAGAAAAAATGCTGCCCACAAAACCGGTGAAACCGCCGCCGAAGTTCCCCCCAAAGACTCCTGTGGATTCAAACAAGCTCTTGGCAAGGCTCTGCGCAAGGTTTTGCGCCACGATCCGCGTGATGGCTTGCTCAATCCCCCGAGCCATGTCCAGGAACGCTCCCTTGAAGGACTTGGCGCCACTGATCAAGTCGGTGAAGAACGTGGTGAGGTTGTCCTCAAAGATGAGGCGGAACTTGGTTCCGAGCAAATCGGTGGAGGCTGCGAGCTGCTCGATTCGGGCCTTAAACGCCTCCACATTGGCCAGCATGCGGGTGTCACCCGAAGCCTGGGCTACAGCGGCCATCTGGTCGGCGATCTCGGTGAGCTGAACCACGGCACGGCTTCGTGCAGCGGACAACTGAGCCAGCGACTCGAGCTCAGTCGTAGCCCCGGACTGACGCTGCGCAGCCACACGCGACTCGGCCACACTGAGCTGCTCCTCGATGAGCGAGGACTTCAGATTGAGCTCGTTCAGGCTCGACCGAGCGTTTTGAAGCTTTTGCAGCTCGTCGAGTGTGGCCAGCCCCTGTGTATTGCCCTCTACCGTCAGCCGCATGCGCAACTGCCGGTCCTGGAGTCCAGAGTGGCGCTTGCCGGCTTGGGCCAGAAGGCCCTGCATCTCTAGCAGCCTCATCCTGGTAGGTCCTTGTCGCCTTGGCCTGGTCAAGCGTCAGCAAGAGTGACTTGGCTTGAGCGTCGGAGGTCAGTTGGCGCGAGCGCTCCTGGACGTCTTCGATGCGGTTTGCAGCCTCCTGGCGTGCCTTGGCGTCGCTGAGCTTGGCTTGGTAAGCCTTGAGCGCCTCGATCTCTCGGTCATAGAGGGCTTGGGTGCGGTTTAGCTGCTCATCGGCTGCCGCTTGGCGTGCGGCGTAATAGTCCGCGATGGAAACCAAGTCTTCGCCATAGAAGCGACCCAAGAGCTGCTCACGCTGCTGCAGCAGGCGCTGCTCTTGCTGAACCTGGCGCTCCAGGAGCTTGAGTTGCCCATCGAGCTGCTTCTTGAGCAATTCAGTGTCGCCGCCCAGGTTCAGGTTCGGCGGTGTAAGGCGTGGAGGCGCGACCCCTGCTTTGTAGGCTTCTTCGAGCTGCTTTTTGAGCCGATCTGAGAACAGGGGGCGGTTCCAGATCTCCTGCATGTCCTTGACCCACAGGTCACCGACACCCTTGATCTGGGAAAGCCCCGCCTGCGCGGTCTGCAGGCCTTTGGTGAACTCCCCCGAAAGCGCCTGCCCCGCGCCCGTGGCAACGTCGATGAGCCCCATAAACTGGGCTGCCGCAGCCGCAATGGTCTTGCCGACGATGTTGAGGATGTCGGGGACGATACTGGCGACATCGATGAAGTACGCCACGCCGATGGCTGCACTCTCAGCCCAGCCTCGGATCGATCCGTCTTTGGCCAAACCGTCGACCGAGGCCCTCAAGCCATCGTTGGCGTTCTGGCTGTCAAGAATGGCCTTGGTGCAGGCGTTGAGTACGGGCACCAACTCAAGCCCGATCTTCTTGAAGATGGCATCTGTGGAAGCCTTCAGCCGAACGAGGTTCTTCTCGTACTCATCGGCCATCTGCGCCTGCTCGCCGGTGACCTTGACCTGGAGGTCTCCCACCTCGGCCAGATCTTTCATCACGGGCAGTAGGTTGGCGCCGGATTTGCCCAGTAATTCCTGCGCCAGCGCGGTCTTGCTGGCCCCGTCCTGGTACTTGGCCAATTCCGTGGCCAGGCGGATGAAGACTTCGTCCGGGCGCTTGGAGGCCAGATCCTTGGTGCTGATCCCCACGGCAGCAAAAGCTGCCGAGGTCTTGGTGCCGCCTTGTTGGGCGTCGACCATGGCGCGCGAGAGCTTTTGCAGGCCGCCTGCGAGTTGCTCGGTGTCTGTGCCGGAGAGCTTGGCCACGCCCGCCAAAGCCGAGAGGTTCTCGACCGTCGCGCCGGTTCGCTCAGACAGTTGCTGAAGGCCGGCAGCGGAACGGATGACGGAGTCGATCTTGCCCGCCAGCGCATCAAAGCTGGCAAAGGAGGCCAACCCCACCCCGAAGGTGGCCAGGGCGTTCTTGACGATGCCAAACTGCGCGTCGATCCGCCGCGCTGTGTTCTGAGCGATCTGCTCGGCGCGGCCGAGGTCGCTTTGAAACTTCGCAACGTTGGCGGTGAGCTCGACAACGAGTGTGCCAAGAGACATGTCAGGGCTACTTCACGCCAAAGATGGCCTGGCGAATCAGGACAGACTGCGCCACGGGGTCAGACAACAGCACAGCAGGGGGCTTGCCAGTGCGCTCGCTTTGCGCAAACAGCATGAAGTCGCTGGCCCGGACCGGGGACTTCGGTGGGCTCGTGCTGTGGTTGACCACAGCACTGCAGATGAGCCCTGTGCGCAGGTCCTCGCGCTGAGGGCCAAAGGGCTCGATCTGGTCGTAGGCCAACCACTCGGTGAGCTCAGCGCTGCTGATCGTCTCGAGCAATTGGCCCACGGTGGTGCCCAGCGCCAGCGCTAGCCGGAAATAGAACCGACGACCGGGCCGGGCTCGGAGTTTTTTAGGGCCTCCTCCACCGAGTCTGTTGCCATCCCGTTCAAGCGCTGCGCGACCGTGAAGACGCGGTCAAGTGCTACGGCGTTCTTGCGGCCGAGCGCCACCACGTCGCTGGCGGTGAAGATCTGGCGATCCTGTTCGTCCACGATAGTGGCCGCAAGGAGCTTGGCGCGCAGGTTGACCATATCGGGCAGGTGCTTGCCATCGACTTGGCGCACCAGCGAGGCCTCAAAGGTGTCACGCTCTGCGCCGGTGAGTGAGCGCATGCGCACGCTGCCGCCCCATTCGGGTACGGCCACCGTCTGGATGCGCATGTCATGGCTGTCCAGGATCTCGGACTTGGAGAGGATCTTGTCCATTGACTGACTCCTTTAGGTCCAGGACACCGGGCCCGTGATGCGCACATCCACGGTGCCGCGCACGACTTGGTCCACACCACCCTGGATGGGGACCTTCATCACGTAGCCGTTGAAGGTGGCGGTATGGGTGTCGGGCAGTACCAGCTTGAAGGCGCTCTGCGCCTGGTTCAACTGGCGGGCGAGCAAGGCCACGTGGCTCGGGTCCCCGTGGTCCCAGTCGATCTCAAAGGAGATCTGGCCAAAGCGCGGGATGCCAGGGCGAATTTCTTCAGCGGTGGAGCTCAGATTGGTGACGTCAATGATGTTGGCTGCGCCGTCAAAGCCGGTGAAGCTGCGTACGTTGACGATCGGGGTCCACGCCACCGGCGTGGCCGTGCCACCAGAGGTGTAGGCAGAGCCGCCGGTGGTGTCGAGGTTGATCGCAAAAGTGTTGGTGGTCTTGTTGGTGATGATCCAGCTACCGTTGACGGCGGTGGCGCCGCCCACACTGGCAATCGTGATCACATCACCCACTGAGAAGCCGTGGCCGGTGGCGGTGATGATGGTGGGGTTGCCCAGCGTGACGCCGCTGATGGTCTTGGCCGATCCGGAGCCGGTGGCCAGCGACAGGACTGAGCCTTGTGAGGAAATGGCGGTGGAAGTCATGATTAATCCGTTGAGTTGACGAAAGAAAGCCACCTGGGCCGAAGCACAGGTGGCGCGGGGATGAGAAAGGGAGTGGAAAAGAGGGAACGGAAGAGAGGGAACGGGCGTACTGGGCGTCAGGCGCTCAGCGCGACCAGATCGAGTAGTCCAGGCTTACGCGGTGCAGCCGCGCTTCAGCCTCATAGAAGTCCTGGTCCGAGATCTGCAGGTTGGTAAAGCTAGCCGTCGACATCGCAGAGCGCACCGCCGCAGCCACTTGCTGCGCGCTGGCATAGGACTTGGCATATACATCGATCTGCACCCGTGTGTTCTGCAGGTCGGTTGCGCCTTGCAGGGTGTTGTGGGTGACGCTGACAACACGCTGGTAGACGATGTAAGGCGGAACTGTGTCCTGCGCGGCCAGGTTAGGAAAGCTCTTGCCCGCCACCAGCGGTGCCAGCACCGCCTGCAACTGCTCTTGAATCACCCGGTGGCTCCGGGCAGCGTCCGCACCTCCTGCTTGATACGCTCGGCCAGCACCCTGGCGATCTCCTGCACCGCCGCTTCCTTTTGCGTCTCGAAGGCCTGACGCATGAAGGGGCGCGCACTCATCTTGACGGTGCCGAACTCCACCCAGCGCCAGTAGTAAGCATCCTGTGAGCGGTTGCCCTTCTTGCCCTGGTTGCGGTACTTTTTGCCATGGCGAACGGCCACGACATAGGTCTGGCTGGTCAAGCTCGAACGCTTGCGGTCGTGCTGGATGATGATGGACCGGCGCAGC